GTCGAACAGACTTAGGCAAGGTATTATTAAGAAGGCAATTTACAAAAATTGTTCTCTTGAGTTGGCACAACGTGTCATCTATGGTTTTAGAAGGTCTAAAGGTGGTGACGAACAAGCTGAAAAAGATTTCCTCAGGACTGATGTCCCCTATTTCGACATGATTCGAGATATTCATTATCGTAAAGCTCTCAGAGTTTGCGAACGAATGTTCCGACCGTCAAGGGAACTTAACCCTGTCGCTTTTCCAGACTTACGTTTCTATCCGTGGTCTCTTTCCGTTTCCGCTGAAGCACCCTTCACTATCCAAAGGAAGTGGCTAAATCAAATTCGTTCCCGGCAATCTGCTGGCGAAGACAACGATGGTAGGATTACTTTTCATAATCTCTACGACGAAATCTTCGAACTCAATAGGAACCTTGTTCACCAAATCAAAGAAGGTGACAAATCCTTTTGGAACGACGATGGCACTCCCAAACCTTATTGGTTCAACACTCTTCACACTAGAGCACATCTAGTTAAAGCTGAAGACGAGGATAAACTTCGGGCTGTTTTTGGTGTACCGAAACTTTTACTAATGGTCGAGAACATGTTTATATGGAATCTTCAAAAAGAGTATCTGAACGGGAAAACTCGTTCTCCTATGCTCTGGGGTTTCGAAACATTTAAAGGTGGATGGCTTAAGCTATGGAACAGAATGCACGAGAAGAAACACTCAACTTTCATCTCTGCTGACTGGTCCGGCTTTGATCGATTCGCTCTTTTCGAGTGTATCGATGACGTTCACGAAATGTGGCGTAAGTGGTTCAATTTTAAGAAATACGAACCAACTTCTGCACTTTCTGGTCCCCCAGGAATTCAGTTGTCTTACCCCAATTCGAAAACTAACCCAACCAAGATTCAACGACTTTGGGAATGGATGTGTTATTCAATTAAACACACACCAACCCGAGCTCAATCTGGCCAAATGTATCAGTGGCGATTCAATGGAATTGCTTCCGGATACCAACAAACTCAACTTCTAGACTCATTTGTTAACGGCATTATGCTTTTAACTTGTCTGTCTGCTCTAGGTATTAACATAGAGTCAGATAACTTTCAGATGTTACTTCAAGGCGATGATAGCCTAACGGGTATTTCAGAGATCATTCCGAAATCTGAACTTCCACGTTTTTTGAAGAAATTATCGAAAGAGGCAAAACTTAGATTCAATGCGAATCTCTCAGCACACAAAACTACTGCTGGTGATAGTCTTAACGATGTTGAAGTTCTCAGCTACCGAAACGATGGTGGTATTGCTTATCGCGATGAGGCAGAGCTACTTGCTCACTTGCTTTATCCAGAGAGGTTTCAAACTCTCGAGGCAACCGCTTCCTGTTGTATTGGTATTGCTCACGCTTCCATGGGTTGTTCAAGGTATGTCTATGACGTATGTCAAGACGCATATAACTTTTTGACTAAACAGTTAAAAGTTGAACCTGACACTCAGTATCTCCGCGATTTCCTTCGCGTTAGGGGTCACCCCCTGACAGATGATTGGCGTCCAGCTCAGTTTCCTTCCTTCGAAGAATGCTTTTCTCAAAATTTTGAGGTAAAGACTAGATCTTCATCGGAGAAACAAAGACTCTGGCCCACTCTTCCTACTGGAGAGTTCGGCTTTCACTTTTTACGTGATTAGTCGGTAATGGAATTCCTTTTATTTATTTAAATTTAAAAGTTCAAAAAAAAAAAATTTATTAAAAATAAA